ACGGTAACACCAATATCTGTCAATGCTTCTGATGTGTAGTCTAACTGTGAGAATTTAACATCTGTTATCATTGCGTTGTTTAGTGTCCATTTCTCGTATGTTTCTCCTTCTGGAGTGATGGAGTGAATGCAGACAGTTCCCAGAGATTCTATTAAATCACGTTTTGTGAAATTTTTTAAGTTATTTCCGTCTGTGTTTTGAGGATTATCATACGCTGTATCCGTTAGTTTGTCCATCATTGTTTTTCCAACTGATTTAAACATATCTGTTGAAAACAATTCTCGTATCGTAAATGTGATGGGTTGCCATTTAATATCGGTTGGTTGGTTGAAATAGTGGTTTAAAAGTTTAAACTGCTCCGTACCAACTTGATAACTTGGCCTAGAGACATTTGTGATGAACGCTTGTGGTATGTCGTTTATATAAAGATAAAACCGATACGCTTGTTGCGCTTCATTAATGATACGAAATTGGTCTTGTTGAGTCATCTTATAAGTAAGTATTAGTCATTTGAAAAAACTTCGTGACTAGCGAAATCATAAGATAGAGTAACTGATAGGGTCATCAATTCTTCACTATCGTATGCAACATCATCATAATTAACGCTTTTTACCCAAGCATTGTGGAGGGTCCACTTTTCAACATCGTTACCAGCGGCGTCGATTGTTTTAATAGCAATCTGACCTTTGGTTGCTGCGATGGACTTCTTCTTTGAGATACTTGTCTTCCAACCCGAGTTATCATTTGTCCAATCGTTAGGAAGGACATACCCAGAGTCTTGGATGATTTGAAACATCAAAGAAGCGACATCAGGATCAATAGGATCTACGAGAGAAATTGAAATGTCATCATAAGTAACCCTACCTGGGAATTTGAACTCGTGTGAAAGATAGTTGTGAGTTGCCCCGGCAGATACGTTGATTGTGGGACGACCAGAAGTTTTGACCACCCATGCTGGAATGTCTCCGAAAGTAAGAATAAACTTAAACTTTCTTTTTGGTTCGATGTTGGGTGACTGCCACTGTGGAATACTAGTCTGTTTTGCCATTAGATTTCTCTCCTATTAATCTTCAAATGCTGCGCCTGAGTTTGCAATCACAAAGTCAACTGCGATAAATTCAATTGCTCTGGCTGGTTTCAGGAAGACCTTAGCGTACAGAACATTCTGATCAATCAGATCGTCTGTGGTTGTAGTTTTATCAAGAACCAATTTGTAATCTGTTAGACCAAATTGTGCTTTGACATCGCCAAGGAATGGGTTTGCTTGGTTGATAAAGCGATCCCAAGTCTCTTGAACATTTGGTTCAAAGAGAATGTCAGAAGCAATTCTTGAAATACCTTTTTTAACAAACAGAAGAAGCCTTCTGACGTTAATTCTGTCCAAAGCAGAGCGTGTAACCTGAAGGGTCTTTTGCCCAAAGATTACAATACCTTCGCTCGGGAAAGAGGCGATTGGGTTAATGTTTGCTTCGTAGAGCTTGTCACGCTGCTTTGAGGTGAGTTTCTCTGTTACCGAAACAACTGGGATGCCTGCTACACCGCTTGTCAGTCCACCACGGTTAAAGCCTGCTGGTGAGAACCAAGGAGCCTTAACTCTGTCCGTGTAGGACATAGCACCTAGTGCTGCTACTGATGGTGGCATATAAACCAGATTACCAAATAGAGTATCTCTGATTTGCACCCAAGGGTAGTAAGTACAAGCATAACTTGAATTGAGTCCACGGTTTTTAAGATTCGTTACTGTTGTATCGACATTTCCATAACTCTTTGCTGCTTCTGTTTCGTGTGTTGGTTGGAATCCACCTTTAAGGTCAACGATTGCCAAAGCATCAGCACGGGACTCAACAGTCTCAATGAGTTGAGTGGTCAATCCTTCGTGAGTTAATCCAGGGATTGTTGCAATGTTGTATTCAACGAACTCTGGATCTTTGATGTTGTCAATTGATTCCTTATAGGAATTGAAGGCATAATTATTCTTGTCTGTTTTTCCTTCGATATGTGTGTTAGCAAGTGGTTCCATCTTTGTGACATCAAAGCCATCAGAGCCGCCAGCCATCACTGTTGTGAAGGAGTTAATACCCGCATTAATCAAATCCTTATAGGAACCAGATGTAATGTATTTTGTTGTGGCGCTAGAATCATTATATGTGAACTCACTATATTCCGTTGGTGAACCGGCAGCCAAAGTACCACTAATATAATCAAGAGTAAAATTAAAAGAACTTTCTGTGTATGTACCGGCAGTATGCTGGTCTACATCGCTAGATTTTGCACGAACAATATCACGAACATCTTCATTAAACTTTGCGTTTGTTTTTTCTCTTCCTGTCCACACTCCAAAATAAACATCCTTTACGCTACCTGGATTATCCTGGCTGGCGCTCTGGCGAAGTTGTAGCTTTGGAAATTGGAAGCTCATTGATGCTGGCACATCTGCTGCCGCTGCGGAAGCAGTTATTGCTGCGGATGCTGTTGCTAAAGATGTTGTTGCCAACAGGTCCGTAGCACTCGATCTTGTTGTATCTTTATACTTTAGTGGACCATAAACACCAAATGGTAGACATTCTTCGTTTGCTTGACCAGAATCTACTGCTGTATTCATTTGTACACGAATGTACTTTGAGTTGTTTGGGTGTTGGCCTTCGACCTTTAAACGGCGTTCGTTTGCATCATAACGAGCATATTGAGTACCGATCTTGCGCCCAACGTAGTTAAGAGAGTTTGGATTTAAATCACAATTACTAAAACGCTCTAATACAATTGGTGCCTTATCTGTGTCGCTAATGCGACGTACAAGAACATCAAATGTACCATAGAGGTTAAACTCATCTTGAGAGTGTTTAATATTGGCAATTGAAATTTTAAGATTACTCTGTGCCCACTCTCCGTGGCCAAGGTCGTGAACTTTGAAAAGTTGTTGTAAACTGTCAAAGGTGATTGTGGCATTAAATTCCTGCGATACAAACCAACCAGTTTGAGAATCACCAGTTTTTGATTGTTGGAATGAGTTAAAACGGTTTTGGTGTTTGTACCCGGTCCCTTGTTGAAGACCCAAGATAACTCCATATGGGGCAGACCCTGTTGCGTGACCCATCATCTTATGGGTTCTTTCAAAGGTTTCGCCAAGCCAATACTTCTCTGTGCTCAACAAAGTTGGGTTTGTATTAAACACTTTACGGACATAATCTTTATTATTTGGATTAAGACTAAATTTAATCTGCTTAGATAATGATGAGCCACTTATATAGGCGGTGAACGTGTTGTCTGTGGCCTGTACAAAACGTGGTTTACCGTCAAATGTATTTGCCAAGGATATTGAACCAGTGTTTAGGTACCAAACTGCGGCCAAAGAACCAGTCTCGGTTGTATTTGATCC